ATAAAGTTTAGTTTGGAAGTAATCAACATCAGTCAATTCTCCAAGATTTTGTCCACCAGGAAGTGTAGAAATTTCAGTTCCTCTTCCACCTTCACGACGAGGCAGCCAGAAATCTTCCAACATTGCCATATACTTACGGTCATCACGGATTTCTCCAGTGTCCGCATTGTATACGAGTTTGTTACGATAACGGTTCATCACATCGCGCAGATATTGTTCTGCCTTCATTTTTGGAAGGTTACCAACATCAATGTAGAAAATTCTACGCTCTGGAGCACGAGACAATCTGTAGATAACAAGACTATCTTCAACCATTCTTAATTGGTTGAGTGCTTTGATTGCTTTATGCAAATAAGATAAAACTGTTTGTTTATTCCTATCTACGAGTCCTGAAGTTACATAAGTAATCGCATCTTTTGCAATTTTAATAGAACCTTTATTATTTCTACTTGGAATGATTCCACTATTTTTTGTGGAAACATTAGGATCATAGAGATAATATTCTTCAATCTCTGGTGCAGCATAACTATCTGGATTTCCAGGATCTCTACCTGCTCTTGCTACATCAAATGGAGATTGAGAGTTTGGTCCAGTCTTTTCTTGCTTACGGATCAAACGAATTTTAAGTGGATCAATATATCTAATATCCTGGATTCCTGCTGATGGATCCTTAAGGTCAATTACTTTATGATAATAAACTCTTCCATCAATATACCAAGTTCTGAAAATCTCATGACACTTCCTATCGAAGTTCATCATGGTTTTAATACTTTTAAATTCCTGTCTGATAAGATCTTTCAACTTATCAGAAGCAGGAAGATTTGATAACTCAATCTCTACTGGTGAGTCATCGAGATCTGAAACAATTGCTTCGTTAACAATATCTTCAATCGCACTATCACATTCAGGGTGCAAACACATTTCTCTGTATCTGCGTACCAGATCCTGTTCAGACTTATATACACCTTCGATATCTACATATTGACCGTAGAAACCGCTGGATACATAAAAGTCTGACTTATCTTCCTCACTAGGAGGAACTGGGGAGACAATGCCTTTCGACTTCTTCTCCCCAGATTCTGGTAATTTAAAACCAAATAATTTAGCCATTAATCAATGTTTTAACTTATTATTCTACTATTTATGAACCTGTTCCTACCTGGGTTGAACCAGTAGAATCGAGAACATCTACCCACTGAACTTCCATCGTTACTGAGAATTCCTCAATGGTATCGGAACTATCATATGAAAGTGCAATGTCGGAAACATTAGTTGGGAATGTTCCGAGGAATCTGTATTGCTTCAGAACTGGAATCTTTGCTTCAGTTTGTGGAACAGTTCCACCAACTTGTGCTCTTCCGAGTTGCTTAACATACAGATCCTTTTGGTAAAGAGTTGGATCTGTGATACCAGCATTATCTTCATGCTTGTTGATGAGATTCATCCATCTCTCAAAAGCAGTTCTGATGCTGAAGTCAACATCGTTGATAATGGTGATTGTCCATGGATCAAAGGTTCTGTCTCCAGCAACCTTCAGATTTCTTCCTCTGAAAGGAATGTTGATTGGAGCAATATTAGATGCTGGGAGATTTGCTGCCTTAACCAAGAATCTGGTTCTATCAGTCAGTGCATCTCTGGTTGTATCCTCAGGGACAGCATCGTCGGGGAAGTACAGTTCACACTCAAATAGATTAGGTCTTGCACCTCCGCCGATCATTCTACCCTTGAATGCATCAAGGGTCCTATCCTTGGTATTTGGAATGTTACGGTTAGCCATTAAAAGTTTCCTCTAGTGAATTAAACATTATCTAAGCGAATTAAACATTACCGACGACTTCTTCGAAACTTACACCTGTGCGGGTAGCAACAAAGGTGAGTCCGATGAAGTTGATAGATCTTGCAGGTTTGACGAAGATGTCTGCTCTAAACTGGTTAGAGTCAATAACATCTGGAGTATTATTGGTTTCGTCGCAAATTACGACAAACTCAGTAATACCTCTCTTCGCCTTAACATCACGAAGGAATGGTTCAACAATATTGACGAAGTTTGATCTTGTGATCACATCGTTGAATTCGAACAGTTGATCTTTTGCTGCTCTTTCGATTGAATCCTCAATTGTGAGGAACAGACGACGAACATTGATTCTGTCAAATGCAGAGGCATATGCAAGTCCTGTCTTATCACCGAAGAGAATGATTCCAGATCCTGGTTGTGCAACCACTGGATTAATTCTCTTAGGATAGATCAGATCTCTTTGTGCCTGTGATGGGTTGTATGCAAGTTTCACTGCACCATTGATTGCTCCTCTAGAAGAACCTGCAGGTGAGAACCAGGAGAACTGATTGATTGAAGTTCTTGCCATCAGACCAGCAACATCACCATTCAGAGGAATGTATCTGAACTGATTATTGAATCTGTCAAAGGTGTACTTGTATCCAGAATCAAAGACTGCATAAGAAGATGAAGTTACACCATCGAAGAATTGGATGATATTATCTGTTTGTGTGTCGCTATTAGCAACATTTACAACTCCTGCTCTGTGTGGTGAGATGCAAGCGATGCAATCCTTTCTGAGATTTGCGATCTCAATCAGTTTGTTTGCTTTTGCTTGTGACTCATAAATTGTGTCACCACCAGAAGGTCCATTAAGCAGGAAGTTGATTGGATATTCAGCAGGGTTCTTGAGAACTTCGTAAGAACTTACGATATTTGAAAGTGAGCATCCAAATCCACCAGTTGCTGAATAGTTTTCACCACCTGTCAGGTTGTAGGTTTTTGCTCCGCAGAGGGCAAAAGTAGTGCCCTGTGCTGTGATGCCCCAGTTTCCTGTTCCTGTTGCAGTAAAGGCATTTCCTGTTCCTGCAGTAAGACCGCCAGCCACTCCAGTTGGAGCAGCACCAGCGTAGACATACTCGGAAATACGAGCAAGAAGATCCTTGTAGTAAACTGCTTCAGTTGGGGAGGTGATTCCATCTTCAGACTTAGTAAGGAAAGTGAACTTCTCTACAATGTTGCCTGCGGTTCCTGTTACTGCACCAGTGTCATCAACAACGACAACATGAAGTTCGTCGTTCTTTGCACTTCTTTCAGAAGCGTATAATGATGTACCTGGTTTTTCAGCAATAGACTTCCAATAGACGGTTGAGTTTGTCAGTCCAAGAGTCTGATCTACATACCAGTCTTTAGTGGTAGCACTAGTGAATGTTGCAATTCCTGCTCCAGCAGAACTAACAACACGAATCTGGTTGGAGTTCTGTGTGGTTGTAGATCCTCTAGTGAATGTGAATACTGCACCATCACCAGCAGTACTGATTCCTGTGATTGTTCTATCAACGAAGATAGTTGAAACACCGATTCCAGCAACCTTAGTTCCTACTGGTACTGTTGAATTTCCTCCAGCAACAGTAATTACATCGTTAACTGCAATGCCAGTAGTAACGATTCCAGTGATAGAAGAATCAAAAGCAGAATCAATAACACCAGCAGTTGTTGCTACGCCAACTGTAGTTGAAACAGTAACGCTAGTTGGTGCAGTCAGTGAAAGTTCTCCACCTTGCTGATATTCAACTGATACAGAAGTTCCTGCTGTAGAAACTCTATCAGTGAGTTTAACTGAGATTGTTCCAACTCCCAGTTCAGTGATGATTCCTCTCAGATAACCATCATAGGTTGAAGTTGATCCAGAACCTGCATTTACTCTACCGTCAATTGCTTGGGTAACACCCATTCCAACGGTAAGACCAGAAGTGCTAACACCACTGATAGTTTGGTCTGCATATCCGTCGATAACACAGACTTTGAGGTTATTTGCCCATCTACCTGGGTTTTTAGAAGCATATGCCCAACCAGTTGCAGTGCTATGGTTGTTTACATAGTCTTCGTAAGATTTAATTTTTACTGATGTTCCTGTGCTGTTAGCGTTATTCAGAGTAGTACCATCAGTTCTGAGAACTCTGAGGATACCGCCGTATGACAGGTATGAAGACGCACTTAACCAGTAGTCATACTGCGCGTCTGTTGATAATGGCTTACCGAAAGTCTTGAGAAGATCTTGCTCAGTTTCAATGAGGATGGGTACATCAATTGGTCCCATCTCAAAAGGACCTGCAATTGCGCCAACTTGCTCATTTGCAGCATCAACTCTACCAATAGTTAAATCAACTTCTCTTACTTTGACGCCTGGGGATACTAAGTTAAGCGACATGTCTTTGCCTCGACAGAAGATTCATTTTTACTAAAACTATTTAGAATTTTGAACTCCTGGAGTGGGAAAACAGTGCATGAACAAACCTACCAGTCAGGATATTGCCATTGACCGCTATCAACTTGTCTATTTTTAGTTACTCTTTTTTTAGTACACTCTTTGCACTCATATGAATATGAAGATGGAAACATACCTCTATCTTTTCTTATCAGGTAAAATCCATCAATTAAATCTTTAGTTTCACCACAAGTTCGACACTTTCTTTTCTTGAACAGTAAGTGTTCTAAACTAAACTGCTCGTCAAAATCCATCAGTGATACTCCCACATGTATGATCTATCACCATATTCATCTGTGTGCCAAAGATCACCATCTGCATCTACAAAAGAAGTATCATCCAATCCGTCAGACATAAACCCAAATGGTGCCATGTCTTGTTCGATTTGATTTTTCTGCTCTTCGTATAATCTCTTTCGAACATCTTGATCGGTTAGTTCTTTAAAATAATCTTGCTGAACCAACCAAGCATAGATGACAAGACACATTGCAAGGTCATCATTACAACCTTCCTCTGCCTCAAATGATCTGTTCTTTTGAATGAATGTAGTTAGTTCAGAAATAATTTCATAATCATTGAAGAGTAACTTATCTTCTTCAATCATTGTTTTCAAGTTGAGTGATCCAACTTGCTTGACCGTTTTACTCATCTTGACACCAAGTTGTGTCTTCTTACCTGAGAATCCTTGTCCCACAACTTGACCTGCTCTACCTCTCATAGAACACATTAATAAATTCTGATATTCAAGATCATACTGAAGGATACTTGCAACCTGATCTCCAATATCATTCACTTCGCATAAAATGAATGCACTATTATAACTCTTTGCTACTTCCCAAATGATATTGGGGAATAACATAGGTTTTATTTCATTATTTCTATATTTTGCTACTACCTTATGTGGAAATTCTGTAATGTCTACAACTACAAACGCAGAATAGTCTTCACTGACTCCTCGGGCAACATCAACAGTTACCACATAATCATGTGCTTCTTCTGAAGGTTTATAGACATCTAATCCTGCATTTCTAGTTATTGGATTATCATACACTAATGTTCTGAGTTTACTTGGTGCAATTAAGGTATCAACAGATCCTAGGAATTCGCACTCAAACTCAACTTTGAATTGTTGTTCTGATGTGTTGGCAATAGTGGTTTCTTTCCACTCTTCATCTCTACCAGGAACCTCAGACCAATGAACATCAGTTGGAATATATTCGTTCTTACGCTTCTCCGCATCATGCCACATGCGGTAGAAGTGATTCATACCATGTGGAGTAGATACGATAATTACTTTCGTGTTTTTACCAGAAGTAATAGTAGGATAAACAGATGCAAAGAACGAGTCAGCAACATGATTTGGGACGAACGCGAACTCGTCGAGAAAGAGGATGTTAAACGACATACCTCGGACAGCACTCGCAGATGTAGAAGCTGCCAATATTTTACTGCCATTCTCTAACTCCAAAGAACCTTTGTTCCAGGATATGATACCCTGTTGCATCCATTTTGGCAAGTTTTCGTAAGCAGTCTGTAACCTACCAAGTAGTTCTCTTGCAGTCGCTGCTTTGTTTGCCAGAATGCCAATATTTACACTATCATTAAAAACAGCATAATGCAAAAGATAAGATACCACGGTTGTAGACTTTCCAGTCTGTCGTGGCATCTTGCAGATATTAAATCTATTGTTATGGAAATTATTGATAAGTTTTTCTTGGAAATGATAAGGGTGAAATTGTGTCAAACCCTCATCGAGAGAAACAATCTTGATATAATTGTTTGCAAAATATACGGGATCTTGTTTGCATTTGATAAATTCAGCAATCTGTTCTTGCGTAAACTCAATGGGAGTATTCGCTTTCTTCAGATTGGGATTTCCAAGATAAACATTATCAGTCATAATTTACATTGTCCCTAACGAAGCTACAGTTTCTTGTGTTTTTAGATATAATTTAGCGTAGCACTTTGCTACATCCCTCAGATCTTCTACTCTCGTTACACCATCAATTTCTCTAGCAATTTTGGTGTACTCAAAACTTTTATTTAAGTTTTCAAGTTTGATATCTTCTGGGTTCATTTTTTCCTCCTGCAAAGAGTAGCGGTAAAGTTGGATCTCTAAAAACTGGATTAAATGTAAGGACAATAGCGTTTGGATAAACTTTTCTAATTTCCTTTACAACTTCATCCTTTGATGGTCTTACAAAATTAGGGAAGAACATCTGTACATTCAGAGTCTTACCTCTCCAATTAAGGAGTATAGTATAAGTTCTACCTCTTTCCTGTACTCTAAGATACGCTTCTTTTACGCTTTTCTTTTTCTTGTCAGTAGATACATATGTTGGTTTCGCGGCACCAGTCTTATTTGGTTGATTTGGATCTGCTGCTCTCTTTCTTCTTTGAGCGGACTTACGCTCTTTCTCAGTCATTGATGCTCTTTTGGCAGAAGAAACACATTTTGGTGTTGACTTTTGACCTGGTTGACGAGCACAAGGTTTTCCTGATACTACTTGTACCCAACCTGGTTTACCGCCTTTTGATTTTGATTTTCCAAACCAAGCGCGAAGACCTTCTTCATTGATTATTTCTTCTCTCCAGTTTGAATGATCAACTTCTTCATATGCTGAGTTTGCTGGATGAATAATAGATTTGTTGAAGTTCTTTAGTGTGAACATCTCCCACATCTTAGGTCCATAACTACACTCTTCCTTAAACTCATTCTTTCCACAGAGTTGACAGAATCTTTTTTCTTCCATTGATTCTTTCATTGCTTGCTTTCGGATAGTAGCGTAGTAAACTTTGATGCCTTCTTCTTTACCATACTGCCTGATCATGTTTTTCTTCATGTCAGAATCATCATATTTTTTCTTTAAATTTGTGTCCCTTCTTTTTTGTACAGCAGTCATAACTGCTTCTGACACTTTCTTTTTTCTGCCCTGACAATGAGCCTTCTGCGAAAATCCTTTTGGATTATCACAGTTAATAGACTTCTTATATTTGTCAGACCATTTCTTTTTCATTCTTTCTTAAACCCGTCTTTCAGAAGTTTCTGCAATTCTGCTGTTGATCCAACAAACAGTGCATTATTTACAGTTGTAGGTGAAGATGACTTCTCTTCTTTATTTAGATCCTTCATCTTCTGCTGTAAATCAATCAGTTTATCTGATACATCACCGACACTTTTAATAAGTTGACCAACAACTTCATATGATCTTGGTTGTTGACCTTCTTGTGCTAATTCAAGAATACCATTGATTGCTTCTTGTCCCTTTTCAATTAAAGAATACAAGTTACCACGAGTATACTCATAATCTTTGATATGGTCTTCTTGTTTATTGATTTGCTTAAGTTGTTGTTTAGTTTCCTTTACAATTTCTCCCGCTTGAACTTCAATGTCCAACGAATCACTTATCTCGTCAAATTTTTCATTCATACATCTGTACCCTTAGTTGGACTATAAGTTCTACCATCACCAAAATCAAATCTCTCCTCACTAAATCCGAAGTCATCTCCAACTTCAATCAGAGCATCGTCCGCAGCATTTACAGCATCAATTGCAGTTGCTTGGATATGTGTGTCTGCAGTAGTTCCATCTTCTCCTCTTCTAACAAGGAGAACATCGTTAGTAATTTTCTTAATAAACATCAATTCATTTTCAATTGCTATGTAAGTATCAACTGAAAGACTTGCTGCATTTGTAACTGTGAATTGAGTCTGAGTTGCATTAATATCTTCTGCAAGACTTGTTACGGCATCATCATTATAATCTTTGAGTGCTCTTGGTTCTGCAATATATCTGACTTCCCTCTTAGGTGCCTTGATATTTGTATTAGTATGATAATCGACTTGAACTTTTTTGATGAGTCCAGTGCTACTATCTGCGATAGGACCAAACAGATATGTCTTTGCAGTAAAGTCTAAAGTATGAATGATGACTCTCTTTTCTTCAAAACCAGAATCATAGTTGTCATCAAAGTTAATTCCATCGAGAACCATTGGAACATCTCTTTTTTCTCCAATGGAATCAACTAAGTCAATGGTTACATTGAATGATGGTTGGAATATAGGAAGAATTTGCTCAATAATTTGCATTGAGTCTTCATTATATTGAGTCATTATTGATAATCTAAATCCCAGATTATATGGAACTGGCATGAATACCTTTTTTGCCACTTTAGATGAGTCATTCGTAAATGCCTTGAATGTCTGCATCGTTGAAATTTTTCTGGAATTATCATATGAGATACTTACCAGTTCAAATGCAAGTCTTGGTAGAGTAATTGAAACTCTTCTTCTGGGATCTGGTTTTTGCTCTAATCTTGCCAGAAATTTCTCAGTAGGACCATAAGCAATGGGAACCTTCATAGTTGAATACTCAGACCCATCCTGCTTGGTGTGTCTTATTTCAACAGTATTGAAGAGAGTACCGAAAGCAATAATAGTCTTTCGTATAATCTCGTGATAATGATATGTTCCTAACATGATGTTATGGTTTGCCTATACTAACTATTTAGAACTCACCAAATGGGTTCCTTTCACTGAAGTCTAGAATTTCATCTGCAGCAGATTCAACTTCTATATTATCCGCATACTCGTCATATTCATCTTGATCTGATATACTCTTAATCTTACGAGAAGCATCCGATCCATTCTGTGTAGTTCCAATACCAACTACCATCTCACCAAGAGCGAAGTTACTAGATGTATTAGTAACTTGAAGGATACCAGTATCCGAATCCCAATTCGCCACATGCGCCGTAGTGCCCGTAGAAACGCCCCTAACGAGTTCTCCGTACAAATAGTTATCTGTATTAATTCCAGTCGCTGGGGCGCTTATGGTGACATTTGGTTGTAATGTATAACCAATACCAGCATTGGTGTAATTGATCGCTGTAACAACTCCAATAGTATTAATCACTGCAACAGCAGTTGCTCGTGTTCCATTTGGATCTGCAGGAGCACTAATAGTTACTGACGGAGTTGCTCCATATCCAACACCAGCATTGGTGATGGTAAATGCACTCAATGATCCAGTAGAAATAATTGCAGTAGCAGCAGCACCAGTTCCGTATTGATTCTGACTACGAATAGTAACTGTCGGTGGTACTGTGTATCCAAATCCAGGATTTGTGATATCAATTCTTTCAATTGACTGTTCAATTTGACCAGCAATATTAGTCATAACAGCAACAGCAGTTGCATTGATGCCTCTACTTGGAGCAGTAGATATTCCAATTAGTGGTCTAGTTGTATATCCAGTGCCATCATTAATCAAATCAATAGAAGATACAGATTGACCAGTTTGTAGTGTACTCAGTGTCTTACCAACAACAGCATTTGCTGCAGCTGCAGTTGCCCCAAGACCCACCATAGTGAGTTTTGTTGTATAAATGAAGTCAGATGCTGCCTGATCAACTACCTCAATTCCAGTATCGATATTTTCATCAAGAGCAGCATCAAATACTTCACAACTTAACTGATAAACATATAATTTATTCAGTTGATAGAAAGGTTTTTTTGCTTCAACATATTTGATTTCAAATAAAGTATTATCGAGAGGAAAATAAATCAAATCTCCTTCTTGTGGTCTAGAAGTCAATGAAACATTCTCTCCAGCAAGGAATGGACTGATGAAGTCTTCATACCTCTCTTTGGATATAATAAATGTTACTTGATCTGTAGACTGTACACCAAACTTAGATAAGATATCTCCACCACCTTGAAATCCTTCGTAGTTGGAAAGATATGCTTCTATTCTAAATGAATCATCAAACTCGGATGCTATGGTTTCATTCAGAATAGAATCCTTGTTGATTATCTTTCTTGGAAGATAAAGAACATCTTGTCCGTATATTTTTAACTGCTCGTTGATCAGATCTTGAACAAGTCTTTGTTCGCTATTTGATCCTTGTAAAAAGTAAGAATTTAATGGCATAACTCATCAACCTATCAAATCAAGAGGTGGCATTTCGTAGGTATCTCTGAGTTCTTTATCCAACTCTTCTAGTTCTGACATTGCATCATCAAAGAGTTGTCTTCCGTTCAACTGAACTCCACCTGGGAGAGATACACCATTGAATTTAATTAAGTTCTGTCCCCACTGCCTCTTAATTAATGCAGTAGTATATTTCTTTAACCACCAGTCGTTATATACTTTAGTTGCATCTGATGGATCTACTAATCTGTAGCAATCGAGAACAATAAACTGATCATCACTCATGCTACCAAAGTCGATATCAAGATATAAACGACTTTGCTTCTTGTTAAATCTTAGCTGCACATCTGGAGTAATAATTCTACTCAAGTCTTCCAGATATGTCTTTGTCATTGTATAATTTAAAAGATCAAGTGCTCCATAGTAATATAAGTCATTCAAGAACAGTTGATATTTGATATTGAACAATCCACTAGAAATAGTGCTATTGTCCATCTTGAATACCTTTTCAACACCTAAAACATGATCAGGAAGTTGAAGGAAGTTCTG